ACGCAGCAGAACAAGCCGATCTCAAACCTTTATCCAATGAATAAGCTATATTTTGCTTATGGCTAAAAAAGCAACAGACAGAGAAATTGATTGCAGGGTTAATTCTGTCTACAACTTATTAATTAATGGTCACAGTAAAACTCAAGTCGTTCAGTACTGTGCGGAAAATTATAATGTCAAATTACGCATGGCAGAAAACTATATTGCTCGCGCTCGTAAACTTCAACAATTAGATGCAGAACTGGAGCGTCCACAGTGGCTTTTGTCTGCTTTATCTCGTCTGCAAAATTACGAATCGCAATCAGCAAAACGTGGTAATCATCAAGCGGCCTTACGCGCGGTGGAATTACAAGCTCGGTTGTTGAGGTTTGAGTTAAGTTGACTTCATTAATTGCTGGAATATGTAACAACGAACCGCTTACGGCTTTTGCCTATCAATCTTCTATTAACAGTCTTCCTACTACGGAAGAAGTAAAAACTCGAATACTTGAAGGACTCTTACCTCACCAAAAGGCATTTGTGGAAGATACCGACCATCGAAAATTGGGTCTAGTCTGTGGTTTTGGAGCAGGAAAAACGCATGGCTTAGTTGCTAAGGCTTGCATGATTGCTTCCGATAATGTTGGTTTTGTTAGTGCTGTTTTTGAACCAACAGCCCCTATGGTTCGCGACATTCTTATTAGAACGCTTAATGATTTATTAGATCAATGGAAAGTACCGTTTACTTTTAGAGCAAGCCCGTTGCCTGAATATACTCTTCATTTTCAGGAAGGAAATCATCAAATATTGCTTAGAACGATCCTGACTTATCAACGCTTACGCGGTCAAAACTTATGCGCCGTTGGATTTGATGAAGCCGATACAATCCCAATGGGTGAAGCTACTAATGCCATGAATATGGCACTGGCAAGATTGAGATCAGGTAATAATCAACAGTTTTATGCTTCAACAACTCCAGAGGGATATGGTTGGGCGTTTCATACATTCGATAAAGAAGCAACAGAAGATACCGCATTGATCAGAGCCAGAACAATGGATAATCCTTATTTACCTGATGGATTTATTCAGTCGCTTGAGCAGAATTATTCTGAGCAATTAATCAAGGCTTATTTAGATGGGCAGTTTGTCAATTTAACAACAGGTCAAGTTTATGATCGGTTCTCTAGGGATATTCACGTTAAAGATAATTTCCCAAATTACAGTGATTCGATTCTCAAAATAGGCATAGATTTTAACGTAGATAATACAAACGCTGTTGTATGTGTGCGGGACGGAAATAAGCTCGTCATAATAGATGAAATAGCGAAAGCTCACGACACTGACGCACTAGCTCAGGAAATCGTTAGGCGTTATCCAGATCGTAAAATTCAGGTATTTCCAGATGCTTCAGGCTCGCAACGCTCAACCAACGCAAACGCCTCTAGGACAGATATATCCATACTCCAATCTTACGGCTTTGAAAACATGTCGCCGCGAGCGAACCCCGCAATCAAAGATCGAGTCCAGACTTTGCAAAATCTTCTCTGTAACTCCAAAGGGGAATCACGCCTGGAGGTTAGCTCCCGTTGCGGAAGGGTGATTGAGTGCCTTGAGCTGCAATCGTGGGATGAAAAAACACAACAACCAGATAAGCTTAATGGTTTCGATCACATGAATGACGCATTAGGATACTGTGTATATCGAGAGTTCTCTATTCTGTATGCCCGTGCGGGTAGCAGAACAGGAATTAGAATCTATTAAAGAGGATTTAACGCCGTGGCTTTCAGTGCATACAGTGGATATAGAACTTATAGAGGTATTGCGGAAGCAAAAGTTAATAAGGTATCTGATCCTAACCAGCAATGGTTGAATCAAGAACCGCATTGGATTCTGCCTGAAACGATTGTTCAAGGAACGTATGAGATAAGAAGTAAGCATCGAACATATCTTCCACAAGAAGAACGCGAATCAGATTTAAGTTATGACGCTCGGTTAGCAAGAAGCGTTTTATCTCCTTACTTCATCCGAATTGAAAGGATGTTAGCGGGGATGTTAACTCGTAAACCTGTCCAGTTAAATGACACTGCTGATGTTATACGAGAAGATTTATTTGATATAGACCTTAGTGGAAACGATATTTCTATATTTACCTATGAGTTAACGCGCAAGCTTCTCAGGTATGGACATATTGGCTGTCTTGTTGATAGTCCATCTTTAGAAACAGGTGAAAGCCGTCCATATTGGACTACTTACACACCAAGGGACATTATTGGTTGGAGAACAGAAAAGAAAGATGGAAAAGATGAATTAACACAACTTCGATTAGCTGAACAAGTGCTGGTTGAAGATGGTTTGTATGGAGTGAAAGAAGTTCAACAAATCAGGGTATTAACGCCAGGTGGTTTTGAAATTCATCGTAAGAATAAAGAGAAAAGTGATTGGGTACTGCATGAAGAAGGAACAACATCACTTGATTACATTCCTTTCTCTGTTGCTTATGCAAATAAGGTTGGATATATGGAATCAAGACCACCGATGAGCGATATAGCTGAATTAAATTTGAAGCATTATCAAATACAAAGTGATTATGACAATATCTTGCATATCTCGGCTGTTCCGATGCTCTCGATATTTGGGATGCCGCCAAGTGATAGTGAAATTAGTGCTGGACCAGGAGAAGCTTTTGCGATGCCAGCCGAAGCAAGAATTGAATACATAGAACCAGGCGGTAGTAGTTTCTCAGCACAACAAGAACGACTTAAAGAGATAGCATCTCAGATTAACGAATTGGGCTTAGCGGCAATATTAGGTCAAAAACTCGGCAGCGAGACGGCTCAAAGTAAGGCGATTGATAGAAGTCAATCAGATGCCACCATGCTTTATATCGCGCAGCAAGTTCAGGATTTAATTGATAATAGTTTGCGTTTTCATGCTGATTATTTAGGTGTTGAGGCGGGTAGTTCTTATGTCAATCGCGACTTCTTAGCATCTCGTTTAGATCCTCAAGAAATTAATAGCGTTCTTCAACTTTATACAGCTAATACAATCAGCCAAGAAAGCTTGCTAAAGATGTTGGCCGAGGGCAATGTATTACCTGATGAGTTTGATGTTGAAGAAGAAGTTGAAGCAACACAAGTAGCAGGATTAATTGAAATGGAGCCACCTGAGAAGAAGGAAAAAGAAGAAGAAACAGTACAAGTTGAAGAGTGATAAATGGCCCCGCAAATAAAGAAAGAAGGCACACCAGCGATTCTGTATCGGAACGCTATTGACTTAAATCGCTTTAGCAATGGGGTTCAAAATAGACTTGTAAAAGCTAATAAAAAAGTTCTTGTTCGTGCAATTGAGCAGTTAGCAAAGATTGATGATTTAGAAAAGCCGTCATATAAAGCCGCAAGATTAAGAGCGTTGTTGAAACAGACAAAAGAATCACTAGGCACTTGGAGAAAAGAAAGTGTTGCGGTGATGATTAAGGAGTTAGAAGGAATTGCAGATGTTCAAGCTGGTTTTGTAGAAAGTCAAATAGAAAAGGCATTACCTAGTGGAGTATTAAGAAGCGAATTAAATCCAGCAGGTTATAGCGTTCAAACTGTTGCAGTAAGCCCAGATTTTGCAAAGGCTGTAGTCACAAAAGATCCTAGTGTTGTCACGTTAAGAGCAACAGGCCCGTTTGATTTAACAGCAGCGCAAGGAGCACAATTAACACTGCCTAACGGTGACACTGTTGAAAAGGCATTTAGAGGAATTGCATCTAGGGAGCTAAGTAACTTTAAGCAAACGGTTAGAACAGGTCTTTTATCTGGTGAACCTACAGAAGATATTGTTCGTCAGTTAATGGGTAATTTGGAGTTTGGTCAAAGAGCTGGAACACCATTACAAGCAGCGTTGTCTGGTGACGCTGGCTTTAAAATGGCTAGGCATCAAATCAGAACAGTTGTTAGAACAAGTGTTAATCAAGTTTCTAATGCAGCAAGTAAGCAAGTTTATAAAGCAAATGAAGATGTAACAGAGAAGTACCGTTATGTTGCGACGTTAGATAGTAGAACCTCGGCTTTATGTGCATCGCTTGATGGACAAGAGTTTGAATATGACAAAGGCCCAGAACCACCACAGCATTTTAATTGCAGGTCAACAACTGTTGCTGTTATTGATTGGGACGGGTTAAGGAAGAAATATCCAAAATTAAAATTTGATGATCCAGCCGAAGGAAAAAGAGCCGCAGCAGGAGGGATGGTTCCTGCTGACACTACTTATGGGAAATGGTTGCATGGACAAAGAGCCAGAACTAAGTCAGGAAAGTTATCTCAGTTCACACCTGGGCCAAGACAGATTGAAGCATTAGGAAAAGAAAAGGCTAAATATTTTAATCGTTTAGCTAATAAGTATGGAGCAGATGAAGCAATTAAAAAGTTTGTAAGAACGGATGGAACAGAGATCAGCTTGGCGCAATTGCAGAAGCGTTATCCAAAACTGACAAGCATCAAGAAAAAAACAGTGGCAAAGGTTAAAGCAGTAAAAGTTGCAACTTTTGATCAGGATTCAATAGCGTCCGTTTCAATGGGATCTCCTGCTGTTGACGAACATCTTCAAAAACTTATTTCTTACAGAGAGAAAGGAATAAAAGGCATGGTTGAATCTAGTTGGAATGAATTAGAGGCATTAGGAGGAGAAACAGCCGTGAACGCTAAGAAAACTAGAGAGTTTATGGTTAAACATAAAATTTTCAATAATTTCGCAATGCAAGGCGAAAGATGGAAATCTTCAAATGCTTCTTGGTATTACAACAAGCAACTAAAAGAAAGCATGAAAGCGGCTGTAAAAGATTTAGAAAAATATAGTGATAACAATAGGACGTATGTAGGAAAACATAAAAGATGGTTCTTGCGTAATGTTGACAAGTTGGAAGACGGCTCAACACGAAATCAAGTTTTACAAAGGTTCTTAGATCCTCCTTCTGGTAGAGCCAATGGATATACAAATATGCAGTCCAGTATTATCAACACTCAGTTAACACCTTTATCAGCAAGAATTACTGCCTCTAATGCAAAAGAGATGAAGAAAATTGCTGCTGATGTTTTAACAAAAACAGTAGAAATTATCGAGAAGAAAACAGAAGTAGCAAGGCAACTTGCTTTTCTTGATCCTATAGATCTAATTGATTGGACAACAGGCTGGAAGATAGGAAAGGAGCAGAAAGGCAGCAGTTGGTTTATTACAATGATCCATGAAACAGGGCATCAAGTTCACGCAAAAGCATCTGGAGGTGTTGCGTTAGGAAGCAAATGGAAAGGGAAAGGAGGCATTACAAAAGTTACAGGCTATGCTCATAAGAACCCTAGAGAACAATTTGCAGAAGGTTTTGTGCAGTACGTTTTAAATCCCGAAGGTTTAAAAAAATCAGCTCCAAGGGTTTATTCTTGGATTGAAGAGGCATTAGAGGATGCTCTAAAATGACTCTCTCTGAAGTGATGAAAATGACAAGAGCATGGCCGAAGGATAAAACAATCCCTCGGAAACTTGCTGCTGCAATAAATGAAGCAAAGGAAGAAGATAAGGAGAAGATGGGATTTTTAATTGAAGGCTTATATGTTGATTGCGAATCAGATAAAGATATAAGTATTTTAAAAGATGTCTTTGACTAGCAAAGGTTAACCGTAACGGTTAAACTGTCTGTAATGTTTGTTTTTTGGTCATGGCACGTCGATATGTCAGGGATAAGATAGGCCGTTTTGCTTCTCATGGAGGCGGTGGAAGTTTTGGCGGTGGCGGAAAAATAGGCAAGTCAGCTAAGAATGTAAAAGCAAGGGCGGCTTATAAGAATCAGGCAGGGAAGCTAAGAGAAGCAAAGAAAGCTGCTTCTGGGGCAGCGAAAGGAGGAGATGCAAGAAGATCAGCTTATGCGAATAGACAATTAGGTGGCGCAAAGTCAGGAATGACTCGTGTAAGTAATAGGTTGACGGGAAGAGGGGCAGCAAAAGCAAAAAGAGGAGCAGCAAATCCTAATAAGCTTGCTTCTTCTAAGAAATTTGCAGCCGCTAGAAAGGCTCCTAAAGGATCAGCAGTTAGGAAGGATGCGGTAGCTTCTGCAAAGATAAGAAGAGGAGAAAGAAGAGCAAAAGCTGAGATTAGGAAGGGAGCAAAGGCAAGAGCTTCTTATAAGCCTAAGCAGGAAGCAAAGCAAGCAAAAGAAAGAATATTGAAAAAGACAAAAGCGAAGCGCATGGAACAGGGAGGCTTCAAGACTCCTAAAGGCAAGATGAGTAAGACAAAGACAAGTGCTGCTAAAACAGCATATAAAAAAAGAAGCAAAAACCAACCAACTTATAGAGTCTTAGCTCAATCAAAAGGAGATAAATCTCCTAGTGCTTTTATCTATAAAGATGCAAAAGCGGCTAGAAAGTTTGCAGGTAGTTTCAAAAACGATGGAAAAGCTACATTTAAGGCATTAGGTGGTGGAAACAAGCAACCGCGTGGCGTTAAGAAAAGAAGAGGCGGGAAGGTTTATGACAACACGACAAACACATTTATCAAGATAAAAACAAAGAAAAGAGATTTAAAGCGCAAATATAAGTATGGCTATAGCTAATCATCAGCAATAAAATCGTCTAGCGTTTCAAGGTCTTCCATTACGTTGGCCCAAAAACCAGGCACTAATAACACGTCATCATGGCTGTCGGCTTTACCTAGTGTAATAACGTCAGCCATTTCATTCCCTGTGACGACATAGACCATTGTTTCGTTTCCTTCACCGTCAACATCTGGAACTTTTGATAGTAAATCTCTTAATTCTCGAACAGTAAAGCCTTCTTCTTTTTTAATTGGGCTAGGCATGGGGTTGATTCCTAGTAGTTTCTGCTAACTTAGAGGAAAACTGGCCTTACGGGTTATTTATGTCTGACGAAAACATTCAAGAGCCTACGGCTGTTGATCCATCTGAAGTTGATGCACTAAAAAGAAGTATCGACAATCTAGAAAAGAAAAATTACGAACTAATAGGCAAATTAAAGAAAAAAGAAACGCCTGATGTTCCTGCTGATTATCAAGAATTACTTGATTTCAAACAAAAGGCAGAGCAGAAAGAGTTAGAGGCCAAAGGTGATTATTCAAAAGCATTGGAATCAAGGGAGGGCCAATTCCGTGATGCTGTAAAAGATAAAGACGACAAGATCAAAAAGCTTGAAGCAAAGATTCGTGATCTTGAATTAATTTCCCCTGCTATGGCTGCTTTATCTAATGCGGTGCATGATACAGATTATGCGTTAGAGAAATTAGGTAAAGATAAATTTGAAGTAGCAGAAGATGGTTCTGTTGTTTATGTCGATGAATTTAGTCGGATGACAATAGAAGAAGCCGTTCAAAAGAAACTGGCTGCAAACGATAGAACAAAATGGGTTGTTAAAAAGCCTATTGCTAGAGGCAGTGGCGCAGTTGGCGGTGGAACTGTTTCGGGTAGCAAAATCTCAGAAGGTGACTTGAAATATTTCTTACCTGAAACACAAAATATGGACGAACAGACAAGGATTTATAGACAACAAGGCGCAGAAGTTTGGAGAAAGTATAGGGAAATGGCCGAAAGCCGCTAATATATATAGCAATGACTCCTCCAATAGGTTACGCCGAATAGGGAGAGTAAGGGTTACGCCCAAACTGCAAAATTTATCTGGATTCTTAAATGGCTCCCACTCGTCGGAGTGATGTCATCATCCCAGAGGTTTTTGTTCCTTATGTCGTTCAAGCGACCACAAATCTAGACCGCTTCTTGCAGTCTGGTGTTGTGCAGCCATTGGCGGAACTAAACGCTGGAGAAGGTGACTTCATAAATGTACCTTTTTGGGGTGCAAACTTAGCTGGTGATCAAGAGGTTCTAACTGATAGCACTTCATTAACACCTGGCAAAATTTCAACAGGAAAGCAAATAGCTGTTCAATTACATAGAGGTCGCGCATTTGAGGCAAGAGATCTTGCATCAATCGCTGCGGGTTCTGATGCTATGGCTGCTATTGGTAATAAGCTTGCTGCTTATATTGCCAACCAAAAGCAGAAAGATCTTCTTGCTGCATTAGAAGGTTGCTTTGGATCTCTTAACGCTAACGATTCAAATAGCGCATTTTTCTCAATGTGCGTTGATTCAGAAAGTGGAGACTCACCAACTGTTTTAAGCCCAAGAACTGTTGCTGCTGCCAGAGCAAAATTTGGTGAGCAAGGCGACAAGTTGACTGCTGTTGCAATACATAGCAACACTTATTACGACTTGGTTGAGCGTAAGTTAATTGATTACGTTTCTACTGCTGATGCTCGTGGTACTACCACAACTCAGTCAGGCGGTTCAATGGCTAATGCTTATGGTGGTGACGATAAAGTTCCTACCTTCTGCGGCTTAAATGTATTGGTTTCAGATGATGTAACCAAGACTGGCTCAGGTGCAACTCAAGAGTATGCAGCGTACTTCTTCCAGCCTGGTGCTGTAGGTAGTGGCGAAATGCAAGCGTTAGACATCGAGCAAGATCGCGATATTCTTGCTAAGTCCGACGCGATCAGTTATGACGCTCACTATTGCTATCACCCAGTTGGTAGTAAATGGGCTGTTACAACAACAAACCCAACTGTTGCTCAGTTAGGTACTGTTGCAAACTGGTCAGCCGTGTATGAAAACAAGAACCTCGGTATAGCTCGCGCTACCGTAGTTTCTAACTACGATTAAGGGGTATTAACAAATGACATCCGTATTTGAAGCCGTAGGCGGCAAGGCGATTGGTTACGTCTCAGGTGGAGCCGTAACACAAGCCACAAACAAATCGACTGCTGTAACGCTTAACCAGCAAGGCGGTCAGATCACTATGAATAACGCTGCACTAGCTGATGGTGCAGAAGTTACCTTTCAGGTAAACAATGACAAAGTTGCTGCAACTGACGTTATTGTCGTTAATCATGGTTCTGCTGGTACTGCTGGCGCGTATTGGTTGGTTGTTTCAGCAGTTGCGGCTGGATCTTTTAAGGTCACAGTTGGCAACTTGTCTGGTGGCTCATTAAGCCAAGCAATTGTGCTTAATTATGCTGTTATCAAGAGTGCAGCAAGCTAATGGGCTTGTTCGCTTTTAGGCGACTAAGAGAACGCGAGGCTGCTGCTGAAGTAGCGGCCTCAACTTCTGTTATTGAGAAGCCCAAACCAAAACGCAAGCGCAAATCTAAAGTAACCACTGATGGCAATAACAATTCATCACACGGCGGGAGCAGCGAACGCAAATAGCTACATCTCATTGACAGAAGCAAATGAACTGATTGAAGGTTTAGTTGCTACGGATGATGTTGTTGCTTGGGAGGCTGGTTCAACAAGTGACGATTATAGAAATCGCGCTCTTTATAGTGCAGCCCAACGGATTGACCGTGAAAGATTTTTAGGCGCTAGGGCAACAGACACTCAAGCGATGCAATGGCCTAGGACTGGAGTAAGAAAACCTGATACTTATATCAACAACTATAATTTGGGTTTTCCTTTTACTATTACTGAGGATTATTTCACCGATACAGAAATACCAGATCAAGTAAAGAAAGCACAGGCGGTATTAGCTGCTTATTTGAATAACAATAAAGACGCTTTAGATTTAACAGGTTTAGAATCCTATAGCACATTAAATGTTGGAAATATTTCAATTACTCCTTACAGATTCGGAGCTGTAGGGTTCAATGCTGTTCCACCTATGTTTGAACGCTACTTCAGGGGCATTAGAATAAGTGGGCCTAGTAACATTGCAGTAAAACGCAGCTAACCATGATTTATCCAGCAGCAACAATTATCACAGATCAAAACACCCACACAGGACGTTTTGGGAAAGTTCATGCGTTAGCAGATGCTTCTTGTACTTTTGTTTCAAGTGATCTAACAGAGAACGGATCATCAACAATTAACGGAATCACGATGAACGCAGGAACAGAAATCGAAGGAATTGTGATTACAAGTATCACATTGGCAAGCGGCCAAGTTGTTGCTTATCGCTTGTAATGGCAGTTAAACCAAAGGGCTTAAGAAAAGGCGTTAGCAAAGCGTTAAAAGCCACAGGTGGCAGCGTCATTATTTGCAAAGTAACGGCTGCTGCTTACAACACAACTACTGGGGCTGTTGGCGAAACAACTGCTGACACAACGGTTAAAGGTGTTGTTGGGAGTGTCTCTGCAAGAGAAGTAAAAGGCTTGATTAAGGCAAGCGATAAAACATTAACGATTGCGGCAGATGATTTGGATTACACCCCAACGGCTTCTGATCGTGTTGTTATCTCTTCTATCGTTTATCAAATTATTCAGGTCGAAACCACGGAACTAGCTAACACTGCTATTAAGTACGATTTGGTATTGAGAGCATGACAAAAAAAATTTCATTACAAGAGATGGTTGATCTTCCTGAAGAAGTCTTAAACGATATTGTTAAGAGGGTTGTGCCTTGGACAGAGAGTTTATTGAAGCAAGGAACCCCTGTTGATACTGGAAGATTACGCGCTAATTGGCAGATCGGAGAGAATACAGATCAAGGTAAAACAATAGGAAAAGGAAGTTATGACAAATCGAAACCAATTCCTTTATCACAAGTTTCTAAGTCTGGAGGAGGATCAGGAAAACCTCGAAGGGCTAATTATCAAAGAGAAAAACTAGGACCAACGTATTCAATATTTAACAACTTACCTTATGCAGAACCAAATGTTTTAGGGACTAATCTCCCAGAGTCATGGGGAGAAACTTTTAGGAGTAGAGATAATCAAGTGCAAAAAGGTTGGTTTCATGGTGTAGAAAAACAAGTTAAAGATAAAGTTCAATCTTTTAGATGGGAGGATTAAATGAGCAGCACTTTTAACGATGTCAGAGCAGCTATAGAAGGCCGCATTGCAACAGAGATGGCATTAAGTCCTGCTTATCCTGTTAGTTATCAAAACGCTCCATTCACTCCACCAAACAACACACCTTGGATTGCTGTTTATCTTTTGTTTGGTGCAAATAATTATGCAACATTAGAAGCACCTGCTACAGGTAAATCATTTAATAGACAAACAGGAACTATCACAATTGATATTTTTACACCTATCGGAGTAGGAGCTGGAGCGAATTACACCATAGGAGAAAGAGTAAAAGATAAATTTGACAGAGCTAAGTTTAGCAGTCTTATTTTTGAACCTTGTTCAGGATTAGCTACAATACAACCAGCAGAGCAAGAAGCGTTCTTCCAGACGCAATTCTCAGCTACATTTGACGCATACTTAGACTAAATCCAATGGCTGTTACTGTTTTATCAGGTACGTCTGGA